AACGATCCGAACAGCCGTATTAACAAATCACTTCGTGCATGGAAATGTTGACATGGATACTCACGACATTAAAGTAATGACCGATGGCGCTGCTGTCGTTGTAGGGGTAAGTGGCTTCATGTCATGGTTCCCGCCGCTTGTTGCTTTAGTTGGTGGCTTGCTTACGATAGTTTGGTTAAGCCTACGCATTTATGAGACTGATACAGTTAAATCAATAATTAAAAGCGTTACCAAAGGCGACAATGCCTAGCGTGTCTAAAAAGCAGCATAACCTAATGGAAGCGGTTGCCCACAATCCCGCTTTTGCTAAAAAGGTTGGTATTAAGCAGTCTGTGGGTAAAGACTTTTCAACTGCCGATAAAGGCAAAACTTTTAAACAGGGTGGTGATATGGCTTCGAAAATGAATCCCGGCATGATGGCAATGATGAAGAAAAAAGCACCGGCTAAGAAAATGGCTATGGGTGGCTACGCTGATGGCGGTATGCCTATGGTTATGAAAGACGGTAAGAAAGTCCCTTCGTTCGCTGCTGATGGTCAAGGCAAGATGAAAAAAGGTGGTGTGGCTATGAAAAAAATGGCGATGGGTGGTTCAGCCTCCAAACGTGCTGACGGCATTGCTACTAAAGGCAAAACTGTAGGCAAGATGATGAAAAACGGCGGACGCACCTGCTAATAGGAGAATAATATGCCTCGTATACCAAGTGCGGGACGCTTCCCGACCGATGTCGATGATGTTGATAAAATGCTAAATATGTATAAAGCTGCTAGAGAGCGCTCTGGCGCGAATATTGGCCCCCGTCAACCCATGTCTGAAGAAATGAAAAAAGGCATTAATGCCGAAATGGACAGAATGGGTATTGGTGGTAAAAAAACTTCTGGTGGCGGCAGTGGTGGGGATAAAGTGTCTGATACTCGTGAAATGCAATTGGGCGCGGATATTGACCCGAAAGCTATGATGAGACGCGAAGATAAAAAGGCCAAAGGCGGTAAGGTTTCTTCTGCTTCGTCCCGTGCAGACGGTATAGCCCAGCGTGGTAAAACTCGTGGGAAGGTGTGCTAATGATGCCCTCGCGTGGTATGGGTGACGTTAACCCAGATAAACTCAAAACCATCAAGAAGAAAGAAGGTGGGAAGGTTAATGCCGCCGGTAACTACACCAAGCCCGGAATGCGTAAGTCTATGTTTGAAAGCATTAAGGCTCGCGCAGTTCAGGGTACGGGTGCAGGTCAGTGGTCAGCTCGTAAGGCTCAGTTGCTTGCAAAGAACTACAAGGCCAAGGGCGGCGGGTATAAAGATTGAAAGCCCCGCAACAAAGCTTGAAAAGTTGGGGAGACCAGAAATGGCGAACCAAAAGCGGAAAGCCGTCGTCAAAGACAGGAGAGAGGTATCTCCCGGAAAAGGCAATCAAGGCACTAAGCCCAGCCGAGTATGCCGCCACGACGAAGGCAAAGCGGGTAGGGAAGAAAGCAGGAAAGCAATTTGTAGCGCAGCCTAAAGGCATTGCAAAGAAAACAGCGGGGTTTAGATAATGGCTGACACACCGGCAGAAAACATATTTCGCGTTGAAGGGGGTAAGTACATCCACAACAACGTAGAAATTAATAAAGATGAATTTGATAAACGAAAAGCTGAAGCCGATGCTGCTGTTCGTTCTGCTCGTCCAACTTCAAATAAAGAAAAACCGCGTTCAACTGCAGATCGTAAAGCAGATGCATTTTCTGAATTTAAAAAAGGCGGCAAAGTTAAATCAGCTTCTGCCCGTGCAGATGGCTGCGCAATTCGTGGTAAAACGAGGGCATAAAAATGGCTGTAACCACAAGCACAACAGCGTTTAACCCGACAGTTAATGAACTGTTTGAGGAAGCGTTTGAGCGTTGCGGCTTGGAGTTGCGGACTGGTTACGACTTTCGTACTGCACGACGTAGTTTAAACTTCCTGACTACAGAATGGGCGAACCGTGGTATTAACCTTTGGACGATTGAGCAGGGGCAGATTCCATTAATACAGGGGCAATACGTATATGATCTACCTAATGACACCATTGATCTTATTGAACACGTTATACGTACCAATCCCGGACAAGTTAGTAACCAAGTAGATATAAATATCAGCCGAATTAGCATATCAACATATTCGACTATACCAAACAAATTAACGCAAGGTCGTCCAATTCAGGTGTGGATAAACCGCCGTTCTGGGCAAACAAACGACGTACCGGGCGCAACTCCACAAGCACCACAAATTAATGTGTGGCCTTCACCAGACCAAGGCACAGTAGATCAGCCGTACTATTATTTTGTTTACTGGCGTTTGCGTCGTATGGTGGATGCTGGCACAGGCGCTAATGTTGAAGATATACCATTCCGTTTCCAAAACGCACTTGTAGCTGGCTTGGCGTATATGATCGCTGCCAAAAAGATGGATGTGCCGATGGAAAGAATAATGATGCTTAAAGCACAGTACGATGAGGCTTGGGATTTTGCGTCATCTGAGGATAGGGAAAAAGCGCCGGATAGGTTTGTGCCGCGTACTACGTTCTATAGGTGATGTATGGGAAGTAAATACGCTTCTGGTAAGAATTCCATTGCCGAATGTGACCGTTGCGGCTTTAGGTACATGTTGAAAGAACTACGCAAGCTGATAATCAAGACCAAGATGGTGTCGATTAAGGTTTGTAAAAACTGTTGGGAACCGGATCAACCTCAGTTATCATTAGGGCTATATCCTGTTAATGACCCACAAGCTGTACGGGAGCCAAGGCCGGACGTTAGCTACACGCAATCTGGGTATTCTGGGTTGCAAATAACTAACACGCCGAGTTCATCGGAAGACTCAAACGGTGATCCAAGTGGTGGTAGCCGAGTGTTTCAGTGGGGTTGGTACCCTGTGGGTGGGGCAAGTGGAAACGATGCGGGGCTAACGCCTAATTATTTAACGTCACCAACTGTCGTAGGCAGTGTGGCAATCTCGTAGGAGTAAAGCATGGACAAAGCGGACAAGAAACAAGATAAAGCTATGATTAAAAAAGCTATCGGTCAACACGATACCCAACAGCACGGTGGTAAGAAAACTAAGATCGCGCTGAAAAAAGGTGGGCCTACATCAATGGATCGTAAAACTATGGGTCGTAATATGTCCCGCGCCAATAACCAACGGAGTCGATAATGGCTAAGTTTTCACAAAAAGTTAAAGGCAAAGAAGTAGGCCAAGCTGCTGTGTATGCCGCTCCGCATACTATGAAGGGTGAAAAAATGGATATACGCAAAGTAAGCAAGTACCAAACTGATCCTAATAGTATGAGCGCTAAAGAGCCTACTCCCGGCGGTATGCCAGCACGTCGTGTGAGCATGGGTGACCCAGCATCTACTCAGATTAACAAGAACGGCGAAATTAAGATTCGTGGTACCGGCGCAGCTACTAAAGGTGTAATGGCTCGTGGCCCGATGGCTTAAAGGATAAGTAGTGAACTACGCGGCGTTATCTACAGCGATACAGGACTACACACAGAACTACGAGACTTCTTTCGTAGCTAATATACCCACGTTTGTACAACAGGCGGAAGAGCGTATATATAACACTGTGCTACTACCGGCGCTACGTAGGAACGTTACAGCAACAATTAACGCGGGGTTTAAATACCTATCCTGTCCTGATGATTTTTTGGCAGTGCTTTCGTTATCTGTAACCGACGCAAACGGCAACCAAGAATACCTACTCAACAAAGATGTTAGTTTTATACGTTCGGCGTATCCCAAGGCGACAGATACCGGCATCCCACAGTATTATGCTTTGTTTGGCCCGACTATAGTATCGGGGGCACCTACTAATGAACTTAGTTTTATTATTGCCCCCACACCAGATACAAGCTACACCACTGAGTTACATTATTTCTATTATCCTGAGTCGATTGTAACGGCGGGTACTTCATGGGTTGGGGATAACTACGATCCGGTATTGTTATATGGCTCTTTGGTTGAAGCGTATATCTTCATGAAGGGTGAGCAGGACATGATGACGTATTACGAAACTAAGTTTAAAGAAGCCCTTAGCCAGCTTGTTCGTTTGGGTGCGGGTCTTGAGCAGGGTGATACATATCGTGATACTCAGTATAAAGTGAAAGTGGCTCCGTAATGCCTATCCGACAAGGTCTGACTAATAGCTTTAAAAACGATATGCTACAAGCAGGTCAGAATATTATTACGGGTACCCTTTATATGTCGTTGTACACGGCGTTTTCGTCAATTGGCCCAACCACTACCGTCTACACAACCGACAATGAATTACCTACTGAAAACGGGTACACGGAGGGGGGCAATCCAGTAACAGGCGCGACGATAAACACCGATGTTGATACTGGAACCGTGTATGTTAATTTTGATAACGTATCTTGGCCTGATGCCAGTTTTACTGCCCGTGGGGCTTTGATATACAATCAGACAAGTGGCAATAAGTCCGTGCTAGTGCTGGATTTTGGCGCAGATAAGTCGTTTAATTCGGTTAACAATACGGTAGCTATGCCGGTCAATTCTTCAACAACAGCTTTAATTCGCTTACCATAGAGGTTAAAATGGCAACTGTAAGTACAACAAAAGGTGAGATGGACGAGTCACTTTTGGAAAAACGCGAAGGCGTTGACGAGAACGATAACGAACGTGCGGAATGGGTTGAGTATTGGTTGGATGGCGAGCTAGTACATCGTTCAGTGCATTTGACGTTGAAAAAATATTCATTAACTGGCGAAGCTATCGCCGCACAATTAGGTTAAAGGAAAGATCATGGCAAATACTCAAGCAATGTGCACCTCGTTTAAA